GCGGCTCAGAACGACGACAACGCAGCGCGCTTCACCACGTTCAAACTGGTGCAAACGTAGATGTAGCTCGCATCGACGGTGATCTGCCCGGGCGTGCAGGCTTGGGTGTGGCCCCAGGTCGTCGGCGAAACGGAGATCGCGGACCCCGTCATCGACGTCACGACGCCGTTGATGCTGAAATACAGCGAGAGCGGGCTCGCTGCGCCGCCGGCGCCGTAAGTGATGAGCCCGCCACCGAACACGTTCGGGTCCAGGCACAAATAGTGGTAGCCGGTCGGATTGGTCGTCGGCGCGTCGTAGAGGCAACCGTGCTCGCCGTTCGGGCCGTTGCCGCTGCTGGCGACCGGATACGAGCCCGTGGGGCTGTACGACGTGACGCCGAACTCGTTCGGGTTGATCCCGAGTCCGCCACCGCCGGAGCCGCCGCCGTCCATGATGACGGCGTTCGATGAGCCGCGCCCGGTATATTGGGGGAAGTGTCCCGGCGTCCACGGGCCGCCCTGGTAGGGCGTCGACTGCGCAAACGCGGGAAAGACCGCCAGCGCTGCAGCCAAGAAATAGAGCGAGCGGGCGATCCGGCGGTGCATGGGCTTATCCTACATGGGCGGCTATTCGTTGAAGGGCGGAAACTTGATCTCGTTCGGCGGATGGATGGGCGCCACGTTGCCGATCTTGTCAAGATAGAACCGCGCCAGGAGATAGCTCGGGGTCAGAAGCTCGACGAGCTTGGCGAACTGATCTTCGCTCAGATGCGCGGCTCCGGACGCGGCTTCGGCCTTCGGCTCATTCTGGTTGGCGAAATGCGTCATGTCAGGTTTCCTCGTCCTCGTCGTCGGGAGCCTCAGTCGTTTCGTTTTCGACCGACATCTTCTCGATTTGGAGCTCGACGCGATTCGCGCCGTTTTCCTTGTGGACAGAGGTCACGGTCGCAAACGCGCGAATGTCGAGATAGTCGTCCTCGTCGCAGTCGGTATCGAGGCCGAGCTTCTTCAACTCGTCGTCGCCTAGGCAGATGTGCAACCCGTAGGGGTAGCGCGCGCGCTGCGGCATGGCGATCGGCATGGGATGATCGAGTTGACGCTCGTCATCCATTTCCAGATCCACGAGCTTGCCCATGGCTCACATCCCAGGGGCCGGCGCGCCGCCAGCGGCGGCCACAGGCGGCGGGGCGGCAGGAGCGCCACCTGCGGGGGCAGCGGCCCCGGCCTGTGGGCCAGCGGCCATCTCAGCCTCCTGGGCCTGCTCCATGTCGGCCTGCTCTTTCTGGTGGCGACCGAACATCTGGTCGTGCTCGGATTTGTGGTTGCCGTGCAGATCGCGCCGCTCGGTGCGGTGGCGATCGTGCATCTTGGAGCGCTCCTCCGCGTGCTTCTCGTGCATCGACGGCGCGGTCTTCTCCTCAGACTTCGGCTCGCCCTTCTTCTCGCCGCCCTCTTTCTTGGCGGGCTCGTGCTTTTCGGCCTTCTTCGGCTCTTTCGAGTAGAACGAGCGGGACTTTTCCTTGTCGGCCATGGGGTCAGCCTTTCGTGTAATAGGAGCGCTTTTTGCTGGCGCTCATGAGGTTGATCGCGAGGCGCGCTTGCTTGCCGGTGCGGTCGGCGTCGCCCTTGTGCTCGTCAGCGAATTCGCGGGTCGTCTCGCCGGCCTTCTCGGCCTTCTTGCGGAACTGACCGTGGGAAGTGCCCTCAGTGGCTTTGCTGATCCAGCGCTTCGGTTTCTTGCCTTCGCTCATCGGTCCCATCCTCGACGCGGCGTCGGCGAGCGTAAGGCCCGCCATCACGGCTTCCTGCTGTAGAGCGATCTGGATTTGCGCATGGCTCGATCGCCGGTCTTGTTGGCGGTAGCGATGGCCTCGCCCTCCGGAACGCCGGCTTTGACCATCGCGGTAGCCTGGGAGGCGGCCTTTTCAGCAGCCTCCCCCTTGAGCTTGTGGTTGAACTTGCTCGCGAACGAGCGCGCTCCCCATGGCATTACAGTTCCGCCGATACCGTGATCTTGCCCGAGCCGCCGTTGTCGAACAGCATCGCGGCAGTGCCGGCGGCGCCGAACCCGGCGCTCGAGGCGCAGCTGATCGGGGCGCTGGCAACACCGGCTGTACTGCCGGACAGCGCCGTCGAAAGCACGAGCGCGGTGCAGTTGACGACCGAGGTCTGCGCGCCGACCGTCATCGCGAAGCCAGTCGAGGAACCGATGGTCGGGGCCGTTCGCATAATGACCGGGTAGACCACATTGCAGACACCCAGGCTCGTCGAACTGACCGCGCACACCGCCCTCGGGTAGAGGGTCGTCGCGCCTTCGGTCAACTGGTAGTAATACTGGTACTGGAGAAGCGCCTCGACCGCGCTCAGTCGCCGAGAGACGTTGGGGATCGCCGCGTTCTGCGTCGCGCCGTTGATGGTCGCGACGATGTACGAGGTCGAAGCGTTCGTGCTGCTCGTATTGACCGTGTAGGCCGTGGTGGCGTTGGCGAAGTTCGCGAGATAGTCGGCCTTGCGAAGCTCGATGTTCGTGAAGTCGACATAGTCGGTGGTGGCCGTGCCGGACGACGTGCCGCTCGGGGTGAAGCAGAGTGCAACCGCAATCTCGGTCGCCGTCGCCGGGATCGAGGCGACAGCCGCCGCGCGGGTCAGCGTCGACAGGGCGAGCGGGAAGGCGCCGACCGTCGCGTTGGTCTGGCCCGCCCAGGTGGACGATCCGCCGCCGCCGGCGTTCAGGGCGTAAGCCAGCTTCGACGTTCCTTCGTCAGAGCCGGTGCCGTAGATGATGTAGGCGTTGAGCGCCGACGACGTCCACGTCGCGCCGGCGTAGGCGCTGAAATCGAGTTCGACGGTGTGGCCTGCGAGATAGACCGAGTTCTGCGAGGAGATTTCCTGCGCGATGCAGACCTGACCGGTTCCGGTCTGCGAGTTCGACATCTTGACCTGCAAGGCGTCGAGCGCCCCGGTCGGCAGCGCCGCCGCGGTCGTGACCTGATTGACGGTGAAAGTCGTGCCGGTGAGCGAGGACCAAGCGACCCAGCGGTCGGCCGTGTAGGGTAGCGACGTGTAAGTGATGGTGCCGCCGGCCGAGGACGTGCCGCGCTGCCAGAGGTTCTGGCCCGCATCGCCGCCGATCAGGTAATTGTCGGACTGCCCGGCTTGGGCGAAGAAGCCCGACAGAAGCGCGCCGGTGGCGTAGACGCTCTGCGGGGTCGGCGCGCCGTTCACGACGTCCTGGAACAGGTCGTTGTTGTTGACGGTCTGGACCTGCGGGGCGGTGATCGTTTGCGCGATAGCCGGGCCGGCGAGAAGCGCGGCGCAGGCGGCGGCAAGAAGTAGGGCTCGCTTGAACATTGATGGCCTCCTCAGCCCAAGATGGCGAAACTGTAAGTGCTATTATCGCTGCCGCCGGCGGCGATCGTGGCGGTTCCCGCGGCGACGTTGATCGCCGTCAGGTAGGGCAGACCAGCAATCGTGCCGCTGGCAGTTTTCAGCCCGAAGAGGAAAACCGAATTCGCCGTGAGAGCGAGTCCGGTCAAGGACGCCGCGCCGCTGGCGCAGGTGAACGTGCCGCCGCTCGCGTTGACCTGCGCGACCTGCGGGCCGGCGCTGTCGTAGGAGAACGAACCAGTGCTGACGACGGGGGACGTCGAGATAGCGCCGGACGGTGCAGGGGAAGTGGCCGTCATATCAGCCTCCGCTCAAAGGCCCGATGGCCAGGGATTCGTTGGCGCCGCCCGTCTGCGAGGCCCGATAGTTGATCGTGCCGGACGTATAGGCGATGCAGTTTGGTCGGTAGAGAACCCATTTCTCGGGTTCCCCGAAAGTCGCGTTGACGGGCGTGCCGAGGCTGTATTGCGCCAGCGCGCCGCCGGCGCCGACGTTGCACGGCAGCCATGTCAGGCCGCCGTCGAACGAGCGCTCGATCTGGACAATGCCAGTATAGGTCACGGACGCGCCGGTGAAGACTGCCGCGGCGTCCGTTCCCGCGGTGATAGCGTTCGCCGTCAGTTGGAAGCGCAGCGGGCGCGGCGCGCCTTCGCCCTCGACTCTCGTCGTCGGCGCCGCCGTCGGCGCGTTGGACAGAAGAACGATACCTTCTGTGCCGGGGCTACCCAGCGTTGAGGCAACGTCAGCCTGGATCACGCCCATGACGATCGTGTTGGAGGGAATCGTCACCTGCTCGTTGTTCGACGGGACCGTGACAGTCGCCCCGACGAGAGTGGCGACGTTCGAACCTGGGGGCAGCCTGATCTGCGCGCTCGAAACGCTGAGGCCCTTCGCCTGCAGCGTGACAGCCGGGAGAGCAAGCGTCCCGGACGTGCCGGAGAAGGTCGACCACGTCGTCCCCGCCGGCACGTTGGCCGAATTGATCGCGCCGCCCGCCGCCATGCCCGTCCCGCTCGATACGGACGCGGCCCGCGAGTTGGCAGTCGTGACGAACGCGATGTTGGTGATCGAGGCGTGGAGTTCGATGTTCATCGGCCCGCGGAACGCGAACGGATCGCCGGGGCCGACCGCGCTCAGCACGCCGGTCACGACGGCGCTGGCCTGATCGTTCAGGTTCGGCAGACCGGCGGCGGCGACGCCAAGGGCGGACGGGATTCCCATGTCAAGAGGCCTTATTCGTCGTGTAGAAACCTTTTTCCAAAGCTTCTTCCAAGGTGCTATATCTGCCGACGATCTTGTTGTAAGCCGCGAATTTGGGGAAGTTCTCTCGACCAAACTTGCGGTAAAACGCAAGATAGATCAGAGACGCGCATAGGTTAACGGGGCGCATTCCGTCATTTGGAACGCCGTTCCACGCGATGACGACACGTTCGATAATTTTGGTGCCTGGCTTTCTTTTGTGGGTGTCGATAATTGTCGTGTAATTCTCATTCCAACATTTCCCTCCGAGGACGACTCTGATCGGCAAGACCTGCTTTGTCAGGAGTTCGTAGCGCGCAAATCGCCCAACCAAGGAAACGGACAACTGCAAGGCCACACCGGCGAACCAATCGGCAATCCTCGCTTTGGCCTCGCGAATGTCGGATTTGATTGCGCCGAAGGACGGGGAGAAGTTTCCCATGTCAGTTCGCCCCGGCATAGTTCTGGCGCGCGGGCTCATGCGACGTGCCGAGCACGTTGATGAATTCCGCGTTTGGATCATCGGGGCGGCCAATCTCAAGCCGCGGCGAAGTCGCATCGGCCTCGGAGACCTCGCGGCGGCGCGGCGCGGTGCCCTCGATGATGAGGCCATTGTAGCTGACCCAGGTCTGAAACCGCACGCTCTTGTCGTAATCGGCGCGGTTGCCGCGCGAGAGGCGGAACTCGGCATAGATGCGCTTGGCGAAGTCGTTGACCGGGACCATCGCGTCGTTGGGCTCGGAGCGCCACCAGAACTCGCGCGGGACCATCTTCTTCGTGCCGGGATCACGGTAATAGGGCGTGATCTCGGTGTCGTCGAACATGAGCTTCGAGCGTGTCTGATACTTCGGCGCGCTCGGGTCGCCTTTCGGCAGCGCCATCGCCTCGGCGATCAGCACGTTCATGCGATTGGTCGCGGCGCGGCGCTCAGCGAGCACCTTCGGGTCGACCGGCTTGCGACTCGGGTCGCCCTGGTGCGACAGGTCGGAGATCGCCAGAGCAAGCTGCTCGACGAGCGACGTGGCGTCCAGCGGCGAACTCTGCGCCTTGGACAGCATGGCGATCGTCGTGGCTGCCGCCTTCGTCGCAGCCTGTTCGGCGGCGGCGGCGACGGCGTCCTTGAACTCCTGCGTCTCCATGAAGGACGGCGCGGCGGCTTCTTTCGGCTTGATGGGTTCGCCCATAGGTCGGTTCCCTCTTACGCGACGGCGAAGTTTTTGGCGGCGAACCCGGCCGACCAATCATCGCGGGCCATCGTCGGATAGGCGTAGGCGATCGTCCCGGCCGTGAAGTTGGTTCCCGACGGGATCAAGAAGTTCAGGCGCAGGTACCGCGGCAGGACGTTGACCGGGAAGGCCGGCGGGAAGTCGAAGCGCGCGATAATCTTGCCGGCGGCGAGGTTCGTCGCGGAGATGGTCCCCGTCTCGATGAACGTGTTCCAGGCTCCCGGCTGGTAGGAGCCGGCGGCGCCGGTGTCGACCGCACCCTGGAACTGCACGTTGAGGGTCGCGCTGTTGGACGTCGCGAAGGCCGTCCCGATGGCGCAGATCAGCAGCGCCTTTTCCTTACCGATGCCGAGATCAGTGCCGAAAAGCGCGCGCGTGCCGATGATGCTCCCCGGCGCGTTACCAACGCCCTGGCCGAGGAGATCGAGAGGGGCCGTAGCCAGAGAGACGCCGGCGCCCAGCACGAGGGACAGCGGCGCGGCCATCGGAACGAAGGCAAGGGAAGCGTCGATCAACATGGGTTTTTCTCCTCGCGCGCCGACTTACGTCAGGGCAGTCTCGGTATTCAGGATTTGGTCGGAAATCATGCATGGAATTCCGCGCCACTTCGGAATGGCGATGCCCGCATATTCGTCGACCTGGAGCAGCGTGTTGCGGTTGCGCATCGCCTGGATCTGCGCCCAATGGGCGGTCGTGCGATTCCAGAGGATGATCGGCTTCACCGCGCCGTCGCCGTTCGGGTCGTCGGTCTCGGTGATCGCCGACGTTTCGGAGCTCAGGTGCGGGAAGGCGAACGCCACTTCGGCTAGGGTCGCGAAGATGTCGAGCGCGTTCGGGCCGGCGAGGCCGGCGGTCGTCACGTCGATGTTCGGGACGCGCGCGCCAAAGCGCCAGTCTTCCGGCACAAGGCCGATCTGCTGGCGGAACCAAGCCGTGTAGGCCTCGTATTGGTTGCCGAGCGAGTCGTAGGCGGGGCGGATGTCGCCCTTGTCCTCGAAGTCGAGGCCGGCCGCGCTGCCCTCGGGGTAGACGCAGTAAATCTTGTTGGGGCCGAGTCCGAGCATCCAGATGGACGTGTTGGACGTGCCAGTGCCGCCGCCGTTGAAGACGTTGGCCGCGTTCTGCGCGTTGTTGGTGTTGATCGTGTTGTAGAAGGTCGAGAGGCCCTGGAAACCCGCCGGGTTCGTGACGGTGTTGCCGTAGATGAGCGTCTGCTCGATCGTCTGGCCCATGCCTTCCAAGAACGCGACGTCCTCGGAGCGGCGGAACTTTTCGACGTTGCCGGTGTGCTCGGCGAGCGCGCGGTCGACGACGCTGTAATCTTCCAGCATTCCGAGCGAGACGCGGGCCTTGGCGGTCGTCGACTTCGACGAGGGCACGCCCATGTTGTACATGCGCCAGGAGCCGTTCGGGATCGATGTGCGGAACACGAACATATGAGCCGTGCGCTCGTTCGCCTTTTCGAAGGGCATGTTTTTGTAGAGGCTGAGATGCTGCGAAAGCATTTCCGCGCAACGGACGATTTCGCCACTGGCGCTCGAACGCGAAGCGACGTCAAGAATAGTGGGATACTGGCCGGTTCCAGCCATGGTCAGGGCCTCCTAGATGGGGTTTCTGCCGCGTTTTTCGTGTAGAAGCCGGTTGACGGCCTCTGACCGTTCGTCGGGGTAGGCTTGGGGTTCGGTGCGGGCAGCTTCGGCTCGTCGAGATAACGAGCGAATCGGTGCATCTGTTTCAGGTAGGCCGGGTGGTCGCCGGCGCCGGTGATGCGCAAGAAGTCGTTGAATTCAGCGAGGTCCGTCTCGTATTGCTTCGAGCCGGGGATGGCGTCGGAAACCGAGAGATCGCGCATCCTCGCAATGGCGCGCATGGCGGTCGTGTGGCCCGCCCCGCCGATCTCGGCGTCAGCCATCGCCTTGTTGCGCCACTCGGCGCGCGTGTCGTTCCATGCCTTGATCTGCGCTTCTTGCTGCTGCGCGACGAAGGCGGACGCGGCTTCGTTGAAGAAGCCCATGGCCTTTTGCGCGGCCTCGGGCGTCAACTTGTGCTCGCGCGCGAAATCGGTGAAGGCCGCGACCTTGTCGGCCTGCGGCTTGACGTTCTCGGCGAACTCGAACTTGTATTCGACCGGCGGCTCGGGCGCGGCCTCGACCGGCTTTTCAGCCTCGGGCTCGACCTTGACTTCGGTCTTGGCCTCAACGGGCTTGTCCGCCGGCTTTTCAGCGGGAGCCGCTTCAACCTTCTCGGTCTCGGCCGGCGCGGCTTCCGTCTTCGGCGCCTCGTTGGTCAGCCCTTCGAGAAGCGTCGGGACTTCCGCCGGATGCTGGACGACAGGCGCAGGCGCGGCTTCGATGGCGATCGGAGCGGGCGCGGCGTCGACGACGGGGGCGACAATCGGTTCAACCGTGACGGGAATTTCGCCGGCCATCAGGCGTCTCCCTTACGCAGAGACGGCGCGTTGGCGTAACGCGGATCGTATTCGCACTTCATGCGATAGACGCCCTCGTGGTCGATGATGTCCCAGGTGTCGTGAAGCCGCTGGGCCAGCGCCTGCTCGCCGGCGGCGAACCACGTCGACTCGACCTGCGGGAATCCGTTCGGGCCGACGGCAAAGCGCGTCTCGGTCCAGTGACCGGCTTGCAGGAGGCCCCACATTTCGCGGCGGCCGACCTCGGTGGCAAAGACCTGCCGCCAGAACGCGTGACCTTCGCGCTTGAAGCGCTCGATGCGTTTGGCCTTGCGCTCGACGGTCGCCTTTTCGGCCGCGTCTTCTGGCGCGCCCTCGGGGAGTTCGTCGATGTCGGCCGGGTTCTGCGGGAGATCGTCGTCGTTCATGCCGCGCTCGCGGGGATGAACAGGCCGCTCGGCGCCTGAGTGAACTCGTTTGGCAGGACGACGCGGTGCGGCCGGTCCTCACGAAGGAACGGGCGCGGCGTCTCGGGGAGGATCGCGCCGACCGTGCTGGTGCGCTCGTTCCGCGTTTTTTCGCAGACGACGAGCAGCGAGCGCAGGTGCTTGGCGAGTTCGACGAAGTTCTGGTTCAACTCGCCCTGGCCGGGCTTGACCCACTCGCCGTCGATCTTGTAGCCGCGCAGCCAGCCGCCGGCTTTCGCGTGAACCTCAGCCATGAGGCGGCCGATCGGGAGCCAGCGCGTATCTTCGCGATGCGCTGACGCCTGCTGGCAGCAACCTTCGATAAAGCCGAGTTCGGCGCGGAGCTTTTCGTAAATGGGGCCGCGGATGTAATTTACAGCCAGTTCGTCGCAATCTTCCGCCGCAAGCCGAAGACATTCGGCCATTTTTGCGAAAATCTCGATCTCGGTGAGATTGCTCATAGCCCGCACGCCTGCGGCTAAAAAAACCGTTGAGCAACCCCGGCGCAAATCAGAATAAACGGTTGCAATGTCCCTAAATAAAATTATGCCGGCTTATATGATCGACGACCCACTGCTTAACCGGCGACAGGCCGCCGCGTATCTGGCCTCCAAGGGATGCCGGACCTCTGCGATAACGCTCGCCGTGATGGCGATGGACGGGAATGCCGGGCGCGGGCCGCCGATGACGGTCTACCGCCACAAGAGCCGCGGCTACGTGAGCTACCGCCGCAGCGATCTCGACGCGTGGGCGGAGAAGAAGCTTCGGAGAGTCGAATGAGTGAGATGGTCGACCGCGTCGCAAAGGCAATCGCGGCGGAAGCCTGGGGCCACTCGCTGACGGGCGAGTCGCTGCCCTGGGAGAAGATTCCCGACGTCTATCGCGACGGCTACCGGCGTTGGGCGGTTAAGGCGATCGAGGCGATGCGCGAGCCGACAGACAAAATGGTGTTTGACGCGGATACCCCGGTCGGTGACGAAGGGGTGTCGCCAACATATGCCGACGTGCGTACAATCTGGCGGTCGATGATCAACGAGGCGCTGAAATAGATGGGCGAAGCACGCGGGAAGGCGCAAATCACAGGAGCGGAAATGTCGCAGTTGATCGGGTCGAAGTCGTGTCGCTCGTGCGAGTGGAGGGCAAAGCTGAACGGGAAGCTGTTCTGCCGCCGGTTCCCGCCGCAGAATGTCGGCGGCCTCATGCAGGGGCCAAACGGTCAGCCGGTCACGCTGTTCACGTCGTCGTATCCTGAGGTCAACGCCGATCTGCCGTGCGGCGAGTATCAGCGCAACGAGTTGCACGCGTCCGAGGAACTGTCGGTCGCGGCGAGCGGGTTGACGGCGCAGTAATCACTGCCCCATCCCGCCGCCGCCCATAAGTGCGCCTAGCGCGGTGTTGCCGCCTGGCAACGCTGTCTCAGATAGGGTTTTCGCAGCCTGCACGCCGGCCGCCGCTTGCCCTGGAGCTTGGGCTTTCTGCATTTCCTCGTGCCGAATCTGATCGTGCTGCGCAATCTCGCCGTCGGTGAAGAACAGCGACGGCGGGAACTCGTTCAGATCGCCGTAATGCCGCAGCGCCTTGTCGAGGTTCAGCGTTCGCAAGGGGTCCGGGATGCCGGCCGCCTTCGCCGCCGACGACATGAGGCCGGCGGTCTGCAACACATCCTTGATTGAGACGCCCTCGGCCGATCGCTGCGCCAGCCGCAGGATCGACGTGTACGTGATCTTGAGCGGAACTCCATGCAGGGACGCCGGCGGAGGCAGGAGCATCTTGCGGCGCGTCATGATGGAGATCACGCGCTGAATGAGGATACTCAGCGCCTTCTCGTTCGCGGTGATGACCGGGCCGAGTTCCTGCAAACGCTCCAAGTCGCGCTTCGACAATTCCAACTCGTTGCGCGGCTGCACGCCTTCCATGCGCGAGATCGCGTAGAACAGGTCGACGTAGAGGCATTTCTCGATGCGCGCGTTGACCTCTTTGATGTCGGCGGTGATCGCCGGCAGCCATTGCGGGTTTGGCTCGAACAGCGGGAAGAAGCCCTTTTTGCCGTTCGACGTGTCGAAATAGGTGACGTTGCCTTCGATGATCGACGCCGGTTCGTTTTTCAGTTCTGGCGAGGCGCCCATCGGCGGCCGGACGCCCTTGCCGATAAACTCGGCCTTGCGCATCGTCTCCAACTGCACTTGCTTGTTGTCGCCCAGGCAATCCTCGCAGGGGCCGTGGCCGTAGGGCTCGTTCGAGACCTGCGACCACATGAAGGCCGCGAAGGGGTCGCCGTGGAAGCCGCGCGCGCTCAGGGGCTTGGTCGTCTTGATCGAGCGCAGCCAGTAGACCTCGCGCCAGGGGAAAGATTCGGGGACAATCCGCAGCGAGCCGTTGGGGTCGCGTGGGTCGGAGACGGGGAAGTTGGGTTCGATCGCGTGGGCGATGATGAATTCGCGCTGGAGCGCCGAGCCGCCCTGTTTCCATGCGGCCACGACCTCACCCGGGCAGTTGTCGACCTTGAAGGCGTTGACGACCTGGAGCACGTTATAGGTGAACTCGCGATAGAGGCGGTTGACCATCAGGTTCGAGCCGACGTCGAGAAAATACTCGCCCGAGCACGGGAGATAGAAGCGAACGGCGTCGTCTTCGTCCTCGTAGCAGATGACCGGCGCGGTGCCGAACACGATCTCGTCTTTGAAGGCGTTGTGCATGGTCGAGTAGAAATTCGACTGCGCAAGGACAGCGTTGACGCGGTCCTGCGTGTCCTTGAGCCACGCCTCGGCGTCGGCGTCGAGGTTCAGCCACGGTAGCGCGTTGGCGATCTTAAACCACGGGCGCGACGGCGAGGTCAGGCCCGTCCACATGCCGCCGGCGCAGGTCCGCACCGCCATGAGGCCTGTCGAGTCCTTGATATGGTCGTTGACCGGCAGACCGCGGTCGAACTTGTTGGGCGTGATGACCCACTTGTAGCGGCGCGGAAGGAAAAAGCGGGCGAGCACTTCCCAGAAGGCCCAGAAACCCCAGCGCCAGGAGCGCATCGACTGCAGGCTCGCTTCGAGATGCGAGAAGAACACGGTCCAGACGAGCGCCTCGGGCTCGCGATCCGGCGCGCGACTGATCGGCTGCGCGGCAAGTAGCGATACGCTCATGTCGTCGAAGGGCGCGCTGTCGGCGGCGCTGGCTGTCACGCGGGCGTTCAAGAGCCGCTCCCCAGGAAGGTCTTGGCGGTGGCGGGGGCGGGCGCGCCGGCGGCCGATGACGAGATGGTCCCGCCGTAGCCTCCCCCGTTGGCTGCGGCCGCTGCGGCGCGCGCGGCGGCGCCTGCGTCTTGAACGCCAGCGCTCGCCAGCGTCGGCGGCGCCGGAGGAGGAGTGACGGCGGGAATCTTCGGGGCGTTGAACATGGTCAACCTCAGTCGTAGGCGGAGGAGAGTGCGCCATCGAGCGCGCTGAAAGGGTCATATTCGACGAGCAGCTTGTTCGGCCGGCGCGTCTGCTGCACGGCGACCGTAATCGGTTCGGCGAAGGTGAGCATGGCGGCGTCGAGGTCGTCACAACTGTAGCCGAGCTTGGACTTCATCATTTCCTTCGGCTCGATGAGCAGCCGGTCGTTTTGGTGCGTGTAGGTCAGTTGGCAGAGCGCATCGAGCAGTCGCTTGTTCTCGGGCAGCGCGCCGCCGCGCTTGATCCATGTGACGAGCGAAAACGCCATTTCGGCCCGCTTGTTGTAGAACTTGACCGAATCGCTGGCCTTTTGGCTGAAATGGATGGAGATCGGCGTCTTGCCGAGCACGCGAAGCTGATCTTCCCAGCCGGAGCCAAAGCCGCCGGTCCCGTCGATAAACGCGGCGTCCGCGCCCCAATCGATCCAGGTCCGGTTGACCCACGAGGCGCCTTGCAGCGAGTCGATCTGGCGCCGGTTCTCGAACGGGAACATCTGAATGCCCTGGCGCTTGCAGATGGACGACGCGTCGTCGCCGAAGCGCGCAACGTCGATTCCCAGGATCTTCGGGACCGCGCCTATCTGAAAATCGCGGTAATAGCGCTTCATCGCGGCTTCGACCTCGTCTTGGCCGATCAGCGCGTCGATCGAGGACGACGGGAATTCGCCGAGAATATCGGACTTCACCCAATTGTTGTCGCGGCCCCATTGCCGGATCTGTTCGCGCGCATATTCGATCGGGATGCGCGGGGAGCGCTTGGGGTCGTCAGGGTCGCCGGTGATTGTGATGACGGCCCAGATGTCCTTGGCGGCGTTGCAGGCGCGATAGAGCGGCCCGGAAAGCTGCGTCGGGTTGCCGGCCTGGACGATATGGCATTCGATCGTACCGGCGAACGCGGCTTCGGCGCTGACCATGACGGCGTCGGTCATGCCGCCGGACTCGTCGATCAGAAACATGACGTAATCGGCGTGGAAGCCGGACAGCGCGTTCGCTTGCTCGTCGGCCGACGCGGTCTTGGGCCACGACTTCGCCGACATGAACCACGTCGCCGGCGCTTCGTTGGCGAAGATGCGGGTCTTCGTCCAGGTGAACATGCGCTTGAGCAGGCCGGTCTTGTCCCGCTCCTGCCATTTCGCCATTTCCTTCCAGAGACCGTCGGCGAGGTTCTGGACGGTGATCGAAATCGCGCCGATGTTGCAATGTGGGCGCGTGAGCAGATAATTCCAGCCGAGCCAAGCGAGAGTGGCGGTCTTGCCTGGGCCTTTTGCCGCCTTCATCGCCAGCCGCGGCGACGTCGGGAACAGCCGCAGCGCTTCAAGCTGCCATTCGTCGGGCTCGACGCTGAAAAGCTCCCGCACCATGAGGTCGGGTTGCTCGCGCCATCGTGCGAGCATGGCGGCGAAGGACTTCCGCTCGGCAGGCGTCATGCCTGTCGCGCGTAGATTTATCGGGATGGGCGGTCAATTGTGGGTCGGCGCCTCTCCGAGCATCCGATAGACCGCCGTGCGCGACACGCCGAGCGACCGGGACACGTCAGCGACGGTCAGACCGCTCTTGAACAGCGCGCGGGCCTCGGCACCGCCCTCTTTCGGCTTCCGGCCGCGGTATTTCCCCTCGGCGCGGGCCTTCGTGATGCCGATTTTCTGCCGTTCGAGCATGATGTTGCGCTCGAACTCGGCAAACCCGGCGAACATGGTCAAAATCAGCTTGCCGGTCGCGCTGCGCGTGTCGAGAACATCGCCGCCGAAGTTCAGGATACGCAGCGAACAGCCGTTTTTCTCCAAAAAGTTCGCGATTTCCAGCGTTTGCATGACGGAGCGCGCGAGGCGGTCGAGTTTGCAGACGACGAGCGTGTCGCCGGGGCGCAATTCCGCCATCGCGGCGTCGAGTTCGGCCCGATCGGCGACGGAGGAGACTTCCTCGTTGAAAATCAGGTCGCAGTCGGCCGCCGTCAGGTCGCGGATTTGCTGTTCGAGGCCGGCTTTCTGGTCGTCTGTCGAGCAGCGAGCGTATCCAATGAGGCGGCCGGTCATTGGTCGTCCCTCCGAATGGTAAATACTTTCAGAGATGGCATCGACAGCATGGGGAGAAACTGCGCAGCCAAGAGCTTAACCGCCGCTTCTTCCTCTGGCGTCATGACGATTTGGCCGTCCCTCCAAGTCAAACACCAATGATAGCGGCGCGGAATTAACTTGCGCACAAACCAAGTGAGGATCGATTTGATGGGGTTGCGCATCGCCATATCTCCTTTGATATGGCCTTGTAGATGAATTTTAGGGTGGCGTCAATGGATAAAATGCAGAAGCGGGGCGGCGACAAGGATATCCCCAATCCAAACCGCCCCGAAACGCACGCCACGCTTGCAAATCAGTGGATGCGCGGGCCGGGACGCTACCCCCGGCTTTTGCTCAGCGTTTGCGCCACCACCACGCATCCGAGCCAGAATTATCACGCGTCGCCGTCGGCCTCAACCCAAATTTCGAACACGCCCGACCAATCCTTCAACAGCCGGTCGACAATCGCGGCCGCAGCCGAAGCGGTCAGCACCCGCGGGCCGCGCTCGACCGTGCCGCTCGCAATGTGGCGCCGCACAATCCGGCAGAGCGAACCCTCGCTCATCACGCTCCTCCTGGCATAAACCGCTCGAACCCCGTCGATCGAACTCGCCGACCCCGCCGGCGACCCTCAGCCCGAACCGAGCCCAGCTTCCGCTCGACATCCAGCCGCAAGGCCGCTGCAATCCCGTCTGCCGACCCAGGAGCCACCAAAAACCGCACGTCCGCGTTCCAGTCCCAAACCACAGCCTTCACCACCAGAGGCTGCGCGTCAAACCGCGCCCAATTGAACCGCGCCGCCATCCACCGCCTCCAATGCCGCCCGCCCCGCCTCAGTCGCCACCAGCCGGTGGCTCACCAGCCCCGCCAGACGCAACGCCGATACCGACGCCACCAACCCCCGGTCCACAGCCTCGACGTCCCCAGCGGCGCGCCGGAGCACCGCCAAATCCAGACGGTCAAGAGCAGGCACAGCGGGAGGAGCCAACGTCGCCGCGCCCTCCCAATCCCCCGCCGAAAAGTCAGGGCAGCGCGACTCCGCATCCGCAAAGACCTCCGCAACCCGCAACGGAAACGAAAACCGCGTCATGCGATTTCTTCCCAATCGTCGGCGAGCATGTCGGCCTGCGATGCGAGCCATGGAACGATGCCGCCCCCGACCGGGAACATTGCGATGAACGAATAGGTCGGCGGATGCCCGTTCAGCATCAGAGTGTTGTCCTGCCAGGTTGTTACGAGCTTCAGCGACATGCCTTTGCCGTTCCAGCCGAGCCGTCGCACTCGCTTGCTGGCTTTCAGCGATTCGATCACTTGGCCAAAACTGAGATAGCCACCATCGACCGCGCGATAGTCTCGCTCGAAAGTCTCCAGCGGGCACCACGAAATGTAGCCATCCTGGTACTTGATCGCATACCCAGGTTTTCCGTCCCGCTCCTGAGACCAAACCGTCGTGCGCTTCGTCGAATAGCAGTCATGCGTCATGTCACTTTTCCCTTCGTGTTAACTTCTTCAGTGAAGCACAAGCCAAACGTGCTGCTGCACCCACAAGACAGCCAGCGCCAGCCCGCCGCCAACAGCCGCCGCAACAAGCCCAACCGCGATCAAAACGCCAACGATCGACTCGCCGAAAGCCCGTCCAAAATCAGAGCCGGTCATCGGGCCGCCTCACTGTACGAAAACATCCCTGAGGACGGAACCATCGACCAGAATTCGTGTTCCAGAGCCGCCGATGCGCTATCAAACACGCCGCGACGCCTCATGCTCGTCCCAACGCACGCCGTCGAACCGTCGGGATTCGTCACCCACCACAGGCCACGCCGACGCGCGTAATGAGGCTTCGTACGCCGCCCGGACAGCCGAACCTGGCGCCGCCACCTGGCTTCCAATTCCTCGCATAAGGCTTTGTTCGGGAACATCCTGCGCGCCCACTCTTCTTGCGTCTCAGCAAACCAATCACGTCCAGCCATCAAAACCTCCAAAATTACCAGCAAAAAAAAATCAGGGATGGGCATGGGGGGGATAGATATCGAACGCCCGGGCGCCGCCACCCGGCACAGCCAAACTCGGTCTGCTGGCTTGGCCGGCTGCGCGATCGAAGGGGGTGGGGTCCGTCCCGGTCGGCCGATGGTCGAGGGCCGAGAGGGTGGCGAGCAGGTCGAGGGCGGCTGGAACGATCATTCCAACGTCGACATGGCCGATCGGACCCACTACATGTTGATTGAACGATAGGCCTTGGTCCAGAATGCACTCACTCTCCATTTTCCGGTCCTTTCGGCTTTTCGTCCTGTTCCAGCTGCTCGATCGTCCTCGACCCAACCAGCTTGAGCGACTCGGTCACGAGCCCAGCCAGGCTGAATTGGACGCTGACCGCAGCGTCGGTCTTGTCGCGCCAGTCATCCGAGCCAGCGTTGATCAATGCGAACTTGACGGCCGCAAACCGCGTCGAGTCTCCGCCTCGGCGAACGAGGTCGATCAGACTGCCTTCGAAGATGCGCTGTCGGAGCGAGCGTGCGCGCGCGAGCACGAGCCCGAAGGTTGGGAATTGACGACCCCAATCCTGCAAAGTGTCTGGATTGACGCCGAGGAGGGCGGCGGTTGCGGTGAGGGAATGTCCTGCGATTGCGTCGTCGAGGACGATTTCGGAGAAGGCTGGATCGAAGGTTGAAGGTCGGCCGATTTTGGCGCGGTCGGGCATTTTGGGGATGTATGCGTCGAGACCGAGGACTTGGCGGGCTTCGACGAGTTGAGGATCGTCGGAGGCTTTGATGACGGCCTCGACGGCGAGCTTACGAGCGCGGGATTTGGGGCGACCGACCATTGGTGACGCATGGATTAAGATCGGGGGGTTTTCAAGAGGGTTTCGGCGCGTGGGAATAGCGTGTTGGGGAGGCTTATCGCGCGCGCGTAGAGAAACCTGGGGTTTGCGAGGATTTCGGGCGCAACAACGCAGCACAACATTTGTTGCGCGTTGTGCGCAACTTTTGTTGCGGTGGATTTGGGGTTTTGGTAGGGGTGTGGGATGGCTTCTGCGACTAAGGATTTGGATGATGTGGTGCGCGAGTTTGTGCTGCGTTGTTTTGAGCGGGGTGAGGTTACCGGCGCAGAGGCTGGGCGATTATTGGGCGTGCATCGCGCGAAGTTCTCTCGGCTTGTGGGCGGGGGCGCTGCGCGCGAGCGATATCTTGGGGGGGTTATGAAGCGAGCGCGTCGAGCGGCTTTGCAGGCTGCGCGGGAGGAGGATTTGGACCTTCAGCGCCTTGATGATGTTTTGTCCGAGGCGCAGTCGTCTGGGCCGGTGGAAATGGATTGCTGGATTCCGCTGCAATATGCGTGCACGCGCTGTCACGGCGACTTTGTCGACTGGCAACAGTTTCGCCGGCTTGTGCACGGCGAC